ACGTACAAGTCTGGAAGCGTAAGCATTCCGATGCCAAAGCTTATTCCATAATTGATCAACCCAAAAAGGGTAAGAAACATTATATTGAGGAGAAGTAAATGACAATTCCTATCGAACTTATTCAATTGCTTGGTGTGCTTATTGGTGCTGGTGCCATGTTCGTGTTTGGTGTTGCTTGGGGTAGAAAATATCCTAGCAAGGCTGACAAGATTCAAGAGCAACTGGATGCACTGAAGGCTGCTATTAAGAAGGAATAATATGCCTTTCATGACGAATGGTAAGCGGGACTACAAAAAGCAGTACGCTAAATATGATGGCAAAGATAGTGTAAAGAAAGATAGGGCTAAACGAAATGCTGCTAGAAGACAACTTGCGCGCGAAGGAAGAGTGCATAAGGGAGACGGAAAAGAAGTTGACCACAAACACCCTCTTTCTAAAGGTGGTAGCAATAGCCGTTCTAATTTGCGGGCTGTTTCTCGTTCTACTAATCGTTCATTTGCTCGCACTAGTAGGGGTACTATGAAATGAGTAATACTAATGACAAAATTAAAGAAGCCCTACTAAGTTTAGGATATAGTGGTGGGTTAAATGATATGTATTTATCCTACCTAAAAGATCAAGCCACTAGTGGCGGATATAATGATGCAGAGTTTTCTCTCTATCAAGATATTCTTGCCATCGCTTCACCAAAAGCATTGATGGATAAAAAATACCAATATGGTATTGATAATGCTTTTACTGGCGGAATTTCTGATATTACTAATAGTGTTTGGGCCGGTGGCGGAATTCAAACTGCACCAGAATACCCCTTTCTTGAAAGTTATACAGTTGGTAGTGCTTCTGCTGTTACTAATAGTTATGCCTTTACTGCTCCTTCTGGTGTAACTACTGGAGATTTGTTAATTGCTTTTTATACTTCAAGTTATGCATCGGCTCCAGCAACAGTGAGCGTCGGAACTGGCTGGACAACTTGCGGAAGTAGAGGCGGTGGAGGTCTTGGAATTACTGTATTTGCTAAGATTGCAACTGGTTCTGATGGATTAACAGTATTAAATGCAGCTAGTGGTAGTGGTAGAAATAGAGGAGTAATGCTTCGCTATTCTGGAGTTAGCTTAGTTACAAATAAAACGTTTAGTGCGGGTGTTGCAAGTGCTATATCAAATACTTCCCATACAACAACTGCCGTTACTCCAAGTCCAGCACAAGATAAATATACAGCAATGGTATTTGCTGCATATATTGGTGCAGTGAGTTTGACACCTTCTGCTGGGCCTTCAGGATTCACATTAGCAGCACAAGCAGTTCCTGCACTTAGTAATGAACCTGGATTTTCTGTTTGGATAAAAGAAACAACAGATTCAACTACTACTCCAGGAAACTATACTATTGCAAGTAGTACTTGGAATAATCTTACTGGAGCATTTTGGGTATAAATGTCTAAAAACGTTATTAAAGAGGCTGCTGAAGCCGATCTATATACCTTTGTTAAGCTTGTTGCACCTAATGAAGTTTGGGGTGCAGTGCATGAAGAGTTGTTTGCTTGGTGGACTAGACAAGATGCCAAAGACAACCAACTCGTCCTATTGCCACGCGACCATAAAAAAAGCAGAGCGGTAGCATACAGAGTAGCTTGGCACATTGTCAAGCATCCAGACACTACTATTCTTTACGTTAGTGCCACGGCTGACTTGGCCGAAAAGCAGTTGGGGTTTATCAAGAACATCCTTACCTCCGACAAGGTAATGTCCTACTGGCCTGAGTTAGTCAATAAAGAAGAAGCTCGGAGAGCAAAGTGGACTAATGATGAAATTTGTGTGGATCACCCAAAGCGTAAAGCTGAATCGGTTAGAGATCCCACCGTTAAAGCAGTGGGCCTTACCGCTAATACAACAGGCTTGCACTGTCTCGTTGCCGTTCTGGATGACGTTGTTGTACCTAATAATGCTTATACTGAGCAGGGGCGAGAGCAGGTAAGAAGTTTTTATAGCCAACTATCTTCTATCGAATCTACTGGTGCTAAAGAGTGGGTTGTAGGAACTCGCTACCATCCTGCCGATTTGTACAAAGACTTGATGGAAATGGAAGAAGTGTTGTACAACGAAGAGACTGATGAAGAAGATCATACCAATGTGTATGAGACTTTTGAGCGAGTGGTAGAAATTGATGGCGAATTCTTGTGGCCGAAGCAACGACGTAGTGATGGAAAGACTTTTGGTTTTGATGCAAAGGAACTTGCTAGAAAGAAAGCCAAGTATTTGGACATTACTCAGTTCTATGCTCAATATTATAACAATCCAAACTCAATTGAAAATGCCCTAATTGAAAGGGATAGATTTCAATACTTCAATAGAGATAGTGTTGAAAACATTAGTGGGCAATGGTATGTTGGTGAAAGGATGGTTAACATCTTTGCGGCAATGGACTTTGCCTATTCCACTACTAACACTAGTGACTTTACGGTAATTATGCTAGTGGGTATGGATGAGGATAATAACTACTATGTCCTAGACATTGATAGGTTTAAGACAAACAAAATTAGTGTAATGTACGAACACGTTGAAAAGCTCTATAGAAAGTGGAAGTTTAGAAAGATTCGTTGTGAGGTTGTGGCTGCTCAGAAACTCATTGTACAGCAGTTCAAGGAATATATGCGTAGTCAAGATGTGGTGTTCTCGATTGACGAATACAACCCTCCACGTACTATGAGTAAGAAAGAACGTATTGCAGCGGTGTTGGAACCTCGTTATCAAATGGGAACAATCTTCCATTACAAGGGAGGCAATTGCCAAGTTCTTGAAGAAGAATTGGTAATGGAGAATCCAGAGCATGATGATACTAAAGATGCCTTGGCAGCTTGTATCGAGATTTGTAAACCTCCAATGAAGCTATTCAGTCAATGGCAGCGTAGAGGTAATGTGATATATAACAATAGATTTGGTGGAGTAGCACATACATGAATACAATGTTGGAATCGCAACCTGATATGCTGGCTATGAAAGTCACAGATATGTGGGTAAAGTGGGATAGTTTGCGCTCTGCTTGGAAAGACGAGAAAGAAGAGTTGCGTAACTATCTATTTGCCACAAGTACCCGTACTACTAGTAATAGTAAGCTTCCGTGGAAAAACTCTACCACAACTCCTAAACTCACTCAGATTCGGGATAATTTGCACGCCAACTATCTGGCTGCTCTATTCCCTAATGAGAATTGGTTTATGTGGGAAAGTAATGATAAGAGTCCTAAGCTTGCAGAAAAGCGTAGGGCTATTACTGCCTACATGCAGCAGAAACTCAAGGCCAGTAATTTCCAACTTCTTGTTAGTCAACTTGTGTATGACTATATCGACTATGGCAATGTGTTTGCAACATATGCATATGTGCGCGAAACGACTGGCGACAAGAATGGATATGTTGGCCCAAAAGCCTATCGCATTGGTTCTCTAGATGTTGTGATGAATCCTCTGGCTGAAAGCTTTGCCCGTTCTCCTATTGTTCATCGTATGCTTAAGAGTATTGGTGAACTGGTTTACGATAGTCAAACAAAACCTGCTCTAAAGTATGATACGGCTGCTCTTAATAAAGCTATGGAATTTAGAAGCAACTTCCGTGATGATGCAGATTTTAGAAAGAATGTTGCTCTTAGCATCGATGGTTTTGGTACTTTGGAAGAGTATGTCAATAGTGACATGGTTGAAATCTTGGAATTTTGGGGAGATATTTGGGACAGTGAAACTCGTACCTATCTTCGTGACCAAATCATTACAGTGATTGATAGGATGTGGGTGTTGCGAAAAGGAGACAATCCTAGTTGGACAGGAGAGAAGCCTGTCTACCATTGTGGTTGGAGACTTCGCCCCGACAATCTTTGGGCACAAGGCCCCCTAGACCAACTGGTTGGTATGCAATATCGTATTGACCATCTGGAAAACCTTAAGGCTGACGTTTTCGATGTGATTGCCTATCCTGTTCAAAAGATTAAAGGCAACACTGTAGAAGCATTTGAATATGAGCCGGGTGCTCAAATCTTCTGTGGTGATGAAGGTGATGTTGATTTCCTTCGTCCAGATAGCACAGCCCTGAATGCTGACATGCAAATTCAGGAGTTGATGAATAGAATGGAAGAAATGGCTGGTGCTCCTAAGCAGGCTATGGGTATTCGCACTCCTGGTGAAAAGACCAAGTATGAAGTGCAAACGCTAGAAAATGCTGCTGGCCGCATCTTCCAAAGCAAGGTGAGTTGGTTTGAACGTAACATTCTTGAACCTCTGCTTAATGGTATGCTGGCTGAAGCTGTACGTAACTTTGATTCAGTAGAACGTATTCGCACAGTGGATAGTGACTATAACACGGAAGTGTTCATTGAAGTTACCAAGGATGACCTTATGGCTGCTGGACACATTTATCCAGTTGGGGCTAGACACTTTGCCGAACAGGCTAGATTTGTACAGGAGTTGGCTCAGACAATGGCTGCTGTACAGGCAATTCCTACGGTGGCTGCCCACATTTCTGGCAAAGCCATTGCTAAGGCACTGGAGGAGAATTTGGGCTGGCACAACTATAACATCGTCAAAGATAATGCTGCGGTTCTTGAACAACAAGAAACTCAACGTATTATCAACACTGCTCAGGCTGACTTGCAAGCCGAGAATGCGGTAAATCCTAATCCGACACCTGGAGGTACTGGTGAACAGCAACCTAATCAAGCACAAACCGGACGATAGTTCTAATGAGGAATTTGTAAAAGTATGGGAAAACTCAGGGTATGCACTAAGACCTCTGCATAAACTGCTAAAAGAACTTATCTCCGCAAACAATAAAATTAACAAAGATGACTTTGCTATGCCAAACCACTACCCTAAATTGATGTTCCAGGCAGGCGAAAACAAGGCTTATGAGTATATTTTAAGCCTACTTCCAGACAGTTCCAAGGACTAACGGAACTTTTTACAACTTTGTTGTTCATATACAACACATTAACTTAAGGAGAATTCAGTGACCACTGAAACCCTGTTTACTACTGGTGGTGAGACAAAGCCCACCGAACCCGGCCAAACTACGACTCAGGAAGGCCAAACGCTGCTAACTGCCCTAGTTGGTGAAAAGCAGAAATACAAGAGTGCAGAAGAACTTGCCAAGGCTTATGTCAATGCTGATGAGTTTATTAATACTCTGAAGGCAGAGAATGCAAGACTCCGTGAGGAGGCTAACAAGGCCAAGACAATTGATGAAGTGCTCGACCGACTCAACAAGACTACTACATCGTCGGATAACAGCCCGACTACAACGCAAAATACGTTTGATGAAAGTAAGCTTGCAGATTTGGTAAAAAATACGTTGACGAAGCAAGAACAAGAGAAGATTCGTGAAGCCAACCTTCTGGAAGCCGATAGGAAGATGAAGGAAAAGTTTGGCGAGAAAGCTCTAGAAGTGTTCAAGCAGAAGGCCGATACTCCATCAAAGAGACAAGTGATGCAGGAGTTGGCTGCTGTCGATCCAAATGCTTTTGTCAATCTTTTCGTCACAACGGATGGTGGGAGCACAACTCCTCCGTCTACAGGTTCTGTTAACACGTTGGCAACCGGAAATACCTCTGCCCGCGCAAGCGAGTGGAGTCAAGAGTGGCTGAAGGAAGTAAGAACAAAGGAACCCAGTAAATACTGGTCTGCTGAATTCCAATACCAACTCCAACAAAAGGTTGTCCAAAATCCAAAGCTATACTTTAAGGAGTAATTAAATGGCTGGTATGGACTATACAACTGTAAGTGCTAACCTCGTTCGTTCCGAACTGTGGTCTAGCCAAATGAAGGATGTGCTTCAAGAACGCCTGATGGGCGACAAGTACGTCCGGTGGCTGTCGGGTTTCCCTGACGGTACTCAATTCACAATTCCTTCGGTGGGTGAACTGCCGATGCGGGAAACCGATGAAGGTACGCCTGTTATCTATGATCAGATGGATACTGGTGAATTCAACTTCACGATTGACCGTTATGTTGAAGCTGCTACGTTCATCACGGATAAGGCCAAGCAGGATGCGTTTTATGCGCAACAACTAATTGGTATGTTCCCAACCAAGATGCGGCGTGCC